GCCAAGGGCATTGAATTGCTGGGCGCCAAGATTGAGGAAAAAGACTTTCCGTTCAAAGGTGCGGCGGCCGTCACGGACCCGCTTCTTATGGATGCGCTGGTTCGGTATCAGGCTAATGCCAGCTCCGAAATGTTGCCTGCGCAGGGTCCCGCCAAGGTCGCCATCGCTGGCGTGACGGACCAAGAACGGGAAGCCAAAGCAAGCCGCAAGCAGCAGTTTCTCAATTACTATCTGACCGAGGAAGCGCCGGAATATTACCCCGATTACGACCAGATGCTTTTCTGGCAGGGGCTTATCGGCAGCACCTTCAAGAAGGTCTATCAGGATCCGCTGCTTGGCCGGCCGGTCGCGCCGTTCCTGACGCCAAATGATCTGATTGTCGCCTACAACACGACGCACCTGCCGACATGTCCGCGCGTCACGCACGCGATTGACATGTACCAGCGCGACGTCAAGGCAATGCAGAAGGCCGGCATTTATGCGGACATTGAACTGCCGCGGCCCGACGAGACGGCGACGGCGCAACAGTCGTCAGTCACGATCGCAGTGGATCGCGTCGAGGGCAAGACGCCGATCATTCCGGACGATGACGACCGCGTGCGCCTGTACGAGAGCCACGTCGATCTGGATATCCCGACATTTGCGCACATGATGGACGGTGCCGTTTCCGGTATTCCGCTGCCGTACAAGGTGACGGTCGAGAAGGACAGCCAGAAGATTCTGGCCATCTACCGGAACTGGCGCGAGGGCGATGCCAAGTTTCGCAAGCGCAACTATTTCGTCCATTACAAGTTCCTGCCGGGCTTGGGCTTTTACGGTTTCGGTCTTGTCCACTTGCTTGGCCAGTCGACAAAGACGGCGACCACGATCCTGCGGCAATTGATCGACGCCGGCACGCTCGCGTCGTTCCCCGGCGGTCTGCGCGCCAAGGGCGTGCGGATGACGAAGAATAATATCCGCATCGGCCCGACGGAATTTGCCGAGGTGGATACCGGCGGCATGCCGCTGGAACAGGCCATCAAGCCGCTGCCCTACAAGGAGCCGTCGCAGCAATTGCGTGAGCTGCGCACGCAGGTGGTGGCGGACGCGCGCCGCACGGCCAACACCACGGAGATTGCCGTAGGTGACGGGCGGCAGGATGCGCCGGTCGGAACGACAATGGCGCTTCTTGAGCAGGCCACGCGCGTCGAGTCCGGCATCATCCGCCGGCTGCATCGTTCCATGCGCATGGAATTGCGCCTGTTTTCGGAACTGTTTGGCGAGTTCCTGCCGGCGAACCAACCATATCCGTTCCCCGTTCAAGGCGGCATGTCGCAGGTCGTCAAGGCCGATTTCGTCAACAGCGGCGATGTCTTCCCTGTTTCGGATCCGTCCTATGGTTCGGCCACGCAGCGTCTCGTCAAGGCGGAGGCCCGGCTGCGCTTGGCCATGCAGGCGCCGCAGATTCACGATCTGCGCGAGGCGTACCATCAGGTCTACACGGCGATGAATGTGGATCCGGAGGCAATAGACCGTCTTCTACCGCCGCCGCAGCAGGCAATGCCGATGGACCCCGTGTCCGAAAACATGGCCGTCATGACCGGCAAGCCCGTGGCCGTGGGGCCGTGGCAAGATGACGAGGCGCACATTCAGGTTCACTCTGCGATAGCGGACCAGCCGTCGATGGCCGCGCACATCAGCGAACACATGGCGCAGGCGTTCCGGAAGAAAATCGAGCAGATCCTTGGCATTCCGCTGCCGCCGCCGGGCGTGCGTCTGCCGCCGCCGATCGAGAACCAGATTGCGGAACTGACGGCAAAGGCAGCGCAGATTCTCAAATCCATGTCCGGTGCGCCGGGTACGCCGAGCGATCCGGCGATGATGGCGCTGCAGGCCGAATTGCAGTCGCGCGCGCAGGAGACGCAGGGCAAGATTCAGGAAGCCATGATCCGGTCGGCGACCGAGCGGTACAAGACCGACGTCAAGCGCGACGTGTCGCTTGCTCAGATGGCGTCGAAAGAACGAACCGAACGAATCCGCGCGTTTGCATCGGTTGCGGACAACCGGGAAGCAGCGCGGCCAGAGGCACTTGATATCCTTGAGGGGAGAACACCATGAAGGACCGTCTTGACACCCAGCGCGCCAAGGCCCGCGCGATGATGCCGGAAATGGCCACGGGCCGCTCAAACCTTGGCCGCGAGATGTCAGCCGCTGCACCTGCAAAGGAAACGGTGCGGCAGACGTCGAAGCGTCCGATGCCGGCGCCGAGCCCCATCAGCAAAGCCGCGCCGGACCGTTACCAGCGTCCGGGTCCCATGACGATGGAGCGGGTGGCGGCGTATGCGCAGGGCGGCAAGGTCAAGGCCCGTCTCGCCGAGAGCCGCGGCATGGAGCGCAAGAAGGCCAACGCGCGCGTCGCGGAAAGCCGCGGCATGGAGCGGGCCGAGATGCGCAAGGATCTCGCCCAGGACAAGCGCATGATCGCCAACGCCGTGCATAAGCACGAGGGCCATCTGCACAAGGGCGAGCCGAAGACGAAATTCTACAAGGACGGCGGGAAGGTGAAACGTGACGAAAGCGATGTGATTGAGTTTTCCGGGCCCGAGTTGGATGAATTGGAGCGCACAAGCAAGGAAGTTTCTTCCGGAGAAGGTGCGCGCGGGAATAGGGGTAAGGCGGCGGCGGATGCGTGGGCGAATCAAAGACAAAAGAAGGGAAAATCTCAGCGCGCCGCAGCGGATGCTTCGGATGTCGTTCGTGGATTTACCGGAGACGCAAATACCCCCATGTATCCAGGCGGTAAGGAAGAGACAACGAAAGCATGGGAAGAGGGCCTGCGCGAGAATAAGCCGACGGCCTTTGCACGAGGCGGCAAAGCCTGCGCGCCGCGCAACAAGGTCGCGCGTTACGCTATGGGCGGCGCCGCCAAGGTGCGGCAGGGCCACGGCCAGAAGGTCGGCAAGATGCCCAAGGGCGGCAATCCGGTTTACTGAGGAGCGAGACATGGCGAAGAAGATGATGAAGGCAAAGCCGAAGATGGCGCGCAAGATGGGCGGCGTGCCGAAGAAGCGGTGATACGTGCTGCTTCTGAAGAAGGAAAAGCCCGAGATTGCGTACACGCTGCGCATGGCCATGACGGAGGAGGCGTTGATGCCGACGATCATGGTCATGTATCGGGTCGGCGAACACAAGGAAGTCTGGAACGTCTGTTCGCACATGTGTGCTGGGCGTGGTCTGACGCGCGCGGAATCCTTGATTGTCGTCCGCAATGCCGAAGAACGGGCCAAGCGACGGATGAAGGCGTGAGCCATGCTTGACATTTTCCGCGACCGGATCCTGAAGGCGTTGAAGGACGAACGCGCCTCTCTTTTATCCTCGCTCGTGCAATTGAAATGTTCGTCGATGCAGCAGTTGGGCGAGATGCACACGATGCTGGCGGCAAAGGTCGACGGCCTCAATCTGGCCGAGGCTCGTGTTACCGACATTTACAACGAACTGACGGGCGTCAAGCCGGAACCGGAAGAAAAGGAAACAGGAGTTTACGAATGAAAAGCGCGACAAGCCTGATCGAAGAACACGAGGAAGCCGAAGCCATCAAGGTGGTGACGGAACAATTCAAGGAACTGACAGGCCATGCCGAACTGCCGCGTCCGTGCGGTTACAAGCTGGCCGTCAAGATCTACATCCGGCCGGAGGAACTGAAGACGATCGACACGCCAGAGGGCAAGAAGACGCTGTACCTTCCGCACCAGTCGCGCGATTCGGACAAGTGGACGAACTGCGTGGGCCTCGTTGTCGGCGTCGGCCCTGGTGCCTACAAGGGCAAGAATCCGGATGGCTCGGACAAGTACCCCGAGGGTCCGTGGTGCAAGGTCGGCGATTGGGTCATCTTCCCGCGCTACGAGTCGCAGGTGTTCATGTGGCGGGGCGTGGCGATGATGAACATCAACGATGACGCCGTGCAGCAGGTCGTGGGCGATCCGCGCGACGTGCAGGCCGGCCACACGATCGACAAGTTCTAGGGAGATGCAGATGGCCAAGCAGTCCCAGCAATCCGAAGCTGATCGCGGCGAGAGCATCGTCAGCATGTCGACGACCAAGACGGCCGTTGGCGACATCGACACGTTGACGGTGGCGCCGAAGGGCGATGTCGAAGTCGATACAGGCGAAGAAGGAAACGAGGGTGGCGTCGTCGTCACCGACAAGGTTGCTGCACGTCAGGATGCCGAAGACGATGCCGGCGAAGGAGAGGGCGGTGAGGAAAACCGCAATCTTTCCGATGACGTGGGGCAGAAACAGAAGCCCGCGAAGAAGCCGTTTCGCAAGACGCGCGATGGCCGCATCAACGAACTGACCGGGCGCCTGCGGGAGACCGAGCGCACGGCGGACGACTACCTGAGCGAACTGGAACAGGAGCGCGCCAAGAGCGCGCGTCTTGAGCAGGAGAAGAAGCGCTCTGACCATGCCGCCGTGTCGCATTGGCGCGACAAGCTGAAGGCTGATTTGGCGTCGTTCACGCGGGAGTTGAAGGACGCCAAGGACCGCGCAGACACGGACAAGGAGGCCGAGATCCAAGCCAAGATGACCGAGACACAGGTCAATCTTGGACAAGCAAATGGCTGGCTTGAATCCAACAAGTTGGACGGTGCTGCGCCGGCAAATGAGGGCGACGGAGCCGAGCCGAAACCAAAGACGGAGACGCGGCAGTCTGCGCAGCCGCAGAAGGTCGAGTACAAGGGCGAAGCAAAGCGCTGGGTTTCCGAGAACCCGTGGTTTGAGGAAGGGACCGCCGACTATGATCCGGTCATGGCGGGAGAGGCGCGAGACTTTGCCACATATCTGGAAAATCGCCTTGTGCGCGTCGGAAACAAGGCGGCGATCGGGAGTGCGGACTATTTCGAGTTGATCGACCAGCATATCCGGCAGGCCTTTCCGGATCGGTTCGGCGACGAAGAAGGAGACGGTGGCCAGCAAGACCGCCAGGCGGAAAACGGCAACGGCCAGCAGCCAGCGCGCCGTGGCTCGCAAGTGGCGCCCGTGCGCGGCGCGTCGACCACGGTGCAGCGGACCGAGCCGGCGTCCACTAACCCCAACCGCATCGTCTTGTCCCAGGAGCAGCGCGAGGTTGCGCATGCGCTCATCCTGAAACACCCCGATGGGAGGCCGTTCACTCCCAAGGAAAAAGAAATCGCTTATGCCCGCGGAATGCGGAAAGGAGCCTGAACATGTCTCGATCCAGCCGAAACAGCACGACGCGCGATACGGCCACGCGGCCTACCGCGCGCAATTCGTTCCAAGGTACGCTCTATGTGCCGCGGGAGAAAATCCCCAAGGGCGTCGTCTACCAGTGGGTGCGCGAGTACCTGCTAGGCGAGCCAGACGACAACAACGTGGAGAACCGTCTGCGCAGCGGATGGGCTCCGGTGCCGGCCGATCGGCATCCCGAGCTTGTGGCCCCGGTGCTGCCGGGCCGCGAGCGCACGGATCACGGCGTCATCCGGCGCGGCGGCCTGATCCTGTGCCAGATGAGCGAGGTCGAATACAAGGCGCGGCGGGCGGAATTGCAGGAAGAAACCGAGCAGGCCATGCGCTCGACGGCATGGACACGCGGCGAATTGCAAGACGACGACAAGCGCATGCCGATGGTCGAACTGGCCGAAGATCCCGGCATGAACCAGACCAGCATCGAGCGGGTTGTGGCGCTGCCCGACAAGTGATACGTTGCCTACGTCGCCTTTGTGTGGCGGATTCCTCCCTGTTCAACTTGGCCTCGGCTAATCCCGAGGCCATTTTTTTTGCGAATATCCCTTGACACAGAATATAGTCTTGCCATAGCGTCACGGTACTCGGCCTAGAGCCGTTCGCGCATCATGCGCGCAAGACCCCTCCGAGGGGTCCGCCTGCGGGCGCAAAACTCGGTTCTTTTTCAAGCTGGCAACGGCGCGGCGCATTTTTGCGTCCGCGCATTTTGCCGTCCGTCAACGGGAGATTTCTATGGCTTATGGCACGAATGCCCCTTGGGGTCTGAAGCCCGACCGCTACGCGAACGGTTCGCCCTATACGGGCACCGTCAACCAATATCCGATCACGTCCGGCTACGCGACGAGCATCTTCACGAACGATCCCGTGGCGACGCTTTCGGACGGCACGATCGGCATCGGCGTGGCCGGCTCTCCGATCCGCGGGGTGTTCATGGGTGTCAAGTACACCGATACCACGGGCACGCAGAAGTTCTGGCCCTACTGGCCGGCAAGCACGACGGTGCAGACCGGCTCGCCGATCTACGCGCTTGTCGTGGATGATCCCAACATTGTCGTCGACGTCCAGGAGACGAACGGCTCGGGCGCAGCCGGCACGCCGCTGGCGCTGGCC